TCGGTCGGGCGGGTTCGTGTGGGAGGTGTTCGACGCCGCCTCGCACGCCCAGTTGACGGGGGCGACGTTGGCGCGGTGGGCGCTGCTGAAGTTCGGCGCCGCGCCGCGGCGTAAGCCGGCCGCGCCTCGTGGTGGTGGTGCGTCGCAATCCCAGGCGCCGCGTCGTCGTGAGCGCGGTTCGCGCGTGATGGATATGGCGTTCTGACCCGAGGAAAGGAGGCGGCGCTGATGGCAACAACAGGAGTCGCCGCCCCGAAGGGTCGCAAGGGCTACGTCTCGCCCATGTCGGGATGGATCAACGGGTATGGGATGCCGTTCGACCCTGATGAGGACAACCCGGATCTGGTGTGGCCGAACTCGGTTCGGACCTACACGCGGATGGACCGTTCTGACGCTCGTGTGCGGTCCGTGCTACGGGCCGTCGGGTTGCCGATCCGGCGTACGGCGTGGCGCATCGATCCGAATGGGGCCAGCGATGAGGTGGTGGAGTTCGTTGCCTCAGAGATGGGTTTGCCGATCGCGTCGGAGGATGCCACCGACGCGTTGAAGCGCAACAAGTCTCGTATCAAGGGCCGGTTTTCGTGGCAGCGGCATCTTCAGCAGTCATTGCTGCAGTTGAAGTTTGGGCATTCGGTGTTCGAGCGGACGTTCATCGTCGGGCCGGATGGGCGTGCGCGTATCGACCGGATTTCGCCGCGTCCGGCCTCGACGATCGCGTTCTGGAATGTCGGCGCTGACGGCGATGTGGTGTCGATCCAGCAGTGGCCGGCGGGCACATTCCTGGGCGGTTCTGGCGTGCAGCGCTCCAATTCGCTGATTCCCGGCCTTGTCGGGGTCGGTGAGATGACTGCCGACCGGCTGGTGATCTATCAGCACGAGCCCGAGCCCGGCATCCCGTACGGGTCGAGCATGTTGCGCCCGGCATACAAGCACTGGGTCCTCAAGGACCAGGCGATGCGCATCGAGATCGCGGCGCTCAAGCGCTACGGCATCGGCGTTCCCGGGTTCACCGCGTCGGAGTCGGAATCCGAGGACCAGGCCCGGTTGGACGCCTACCGGGATTTGGCATCGGATTACACCGGCGGGGAGAACTCCGGGTTTTCGATTCCCTTCGGCGCGGCATTCAAAATCTACGGCCCCGACGGCAACCCGCCCGACTTCCTGCATCCGATCGACTACCACGACCGCCAGATCGGACTGGTGGCCCTCGCGCACTTCCTGAACCTCGACGGAAAGGGCGGCTCCTACGCGCTGGCGAACGTGCTGTCGACGACGTTTACCGACAGTGTGCAGACCGTCGCCGTGGACATCTGCGACACCGCGCAGGCCGAAATAGTGGAAGCGATCGTCACCGCGAACTGGGGTCTGGATGAGCCGACCCCGGCGCTGGTGTTCGACGAGATCGGATCCCGCCAGGATGCGGCCGCGTCGTCGTTGGCGCTTCTCGCCCAGGCCGGGCTGATCCAGCCTGACCCAATCCTTGAGGCCGCGATCCGGCAGTCCACCGGCCTGCCGGCGCCCGACCCCGACGCGCCGCCGACCGACCAACCCGACCAGCCGGCACCCCAGGCGCGCAGGCGCCGCAAGAACGAGAACGGAGCGCCGACGCTGTGGTAGACCACCGACGCAGCTTCACCCGATCCGCCAACAACGCCGAGCGACGGCGCTGGTTCACGATTTCCAATCAGGTCAGTGACCAGGGTGTGGCCGAGGTCGACATCTACGACGAGATCGACTGGTTCTGGGGCGTCAGCGCCGCGGAGTTCCGTACCGACCTCAAGGCCCTCGGCGACGGTGTGTCGACGATCAACCTGCACATCAACTCTCCCGGTGGTGACGTCTACGAGGCGCTGGCGATCATGAACACGCTTCGCCAGCACCCCGCGAAGGTCGTCTGCACGGTCGACGGGCTCGCGGCCAGCTCGGCGGGGTTCATCGCCGTTGGCGCCGCCGATGAGCTGATCGTCGCGCAGAACGCCGAGATCATGGCGCATCTGCCGTGGGCGATGACCGTCGGCGATGCCGGTGATATGCGCAAGATGGCCGACGACCTCGATCGCATCGGCACCAATATCGCCTCGATCTTCGCCGACCGGGCCGGGGGAACCGTTGACGACTGGATCAACGTGCTGACCGCCGAGACCTGGTGGTCGGCGCAGGAGGCGGTGGACGCCGGTATCGCCGACAAGGTGCTCACCACCGGCGACAAGCCCGCCGCGAAGAACTCCTTCGACCTGTCGGCGTTCGCCCACGCCGGGCGCTCCCACGCCCCGGCGCCGCGCAGTGTGCGCAACCAAGCCCCTCAGCCCGTCGAGGCCGAGGCAACCCAAGGAAAGGAGCCCCCCGTGGCATCCCTGAGTGAAAGTCTGCTCCAGAAGCTCGGCCTCGACGCCGACGCCGATGAGGCCGCAATCGAGGCGGCCATTGCCGCCCTGACCGCGAACGACGAGCCGGCCGAGCCCACCGTCGAAGAGGTGGCCAAGGTGGCCGCCCGTTTCAACCTGACCGTGCTCGACAAGGGCGCGCACGAGCAGCTGGTGGCCCAGGCCCGCGACGGCGCGGAAGCCCGCGCCGAGCAGCTGCGCCAGTTGGACGACACGACCATCCGCGACGCCCTGGCGTCCGGGCGGATCACCCCGGCCAGCGAGCCCCAGTGGCGCAAGTCGCTGGCCGAGAACCGTGACAGCACCAATGCGCTGCTGGCCACACTGCCCGCCAACACCGCCCTGCCGGTCAACGAGGTCGGCCACGGCGTCGACAACGAGGGCAACGCCGTCGACCACGTCATGGCCGAGACCTACTCCAAGATCACCGGCCGCACCTTCGGAAAGGACGCCTGACCATGGCTGAATACGCCCCGATCTACTTCAGTGCAGATCGCATCCCCGTCACCACCTCGGCGGCGGTGACCGCCGGCCAGCTGCTCTACGTCTCGGGTAACGACACCGTCGCCAAGACGTCGGCCGCTACCGGTGCGTGGCTCGGTGTGGCCGCCCACGACGCCGGATCCGGCGCTCAGGTCGTCATCTACACCGAGGGCATCCACGAGCTGGCCGCCTCCGGTGCGATCGCCGCCGGGGCCCGGGTGTGCGCGGCGGCCAACGGCGCCGTCGCCGACTTCGCATCCGGCACCGACTACTCCCAGGTGGTGGGCATCGCCCTGTCGGCTGCCGACAACTCCAAAGTCCGCGTCTACCTGCGCGCCTGAGAAACCCCCCAACGAAGAGAGAGTGACCTCACATGGGCATCAATTACCCTCCGGCCGCGCCGACGCTGTCCGGCGACCTGCTCACCATCAACCGATTCCTCAAGGACACCCCGTGGGTGTTGCGCGCGCTGCGTGACATCACCGACGAGGTGTTCGTGGCCGACAAGATCCTGACCCAGCAGAACTGGACCGAGTCCGGGTCGATCGGCTACGACACCAACGAGTCGATCTACGCCGACCGGGCACCCAAGCCGGTCGCCCCCGGCGGTGAGTACCCGATCACCACGGTCGGAACCGGCACCGCCTCGACCGCGAACACGGTCAACTGGGGCAATGACGCGCTGATCACCGACCAGTCGATCAGCCGGCAGAAGTTCCCCGTCGTCACCCGTGCGTTCCGCAAGCTGGCCAACAGCCATGTGTCGACCATCGACTCTGTCGGCCTGTCGGCGGTCGTCTCCGCGGTCACGCAGAACACCGACGCCATCGCCAGTTGGAAGGCCTCCGACGGCTCGGCCAAGATCCTGCGCGACCTGATGCGGGCTGTGACCAGCATCCTCAAGCTCAAGCAGGGATATATGCCGAACTGCGTGTTTGTCGAGCCGGATGTGTTCGCCAACATCGTCTCCAACGACGACCTGATGAAGCTGCTGCCGCGGGAGTACGCGGGCGTCGATTCGATGCCGGTCCGTCAGGGCCTGAACTCGATGCTGATGCGGCAGATCGGCGGCCTCACCTTCATCACGTCGCCGAACGCCCCGTCGACCGGTAAGGCGCTCGTCGTGGACACCACCGTGTTCGGTGGCTTCACCGATGAGGTCGTGCCCGCGCCCGGTTACGTCTCCGCGGACAACGGTCTGCAGGTCAAGACCATGCGCGACGACGAGGCCGACAGCTGGCGCATCCGTGCCCGCCGGATCACCGTGCCGATCGTGCAGGAGCCGGCCGCGGGCTGGCTCATCAACGGGGTCAACGCCTGATGGCCTACCGCGTAGTCGCCCCGCTGGTGCTGGCCCGGGATCACAACGGGTCGACGCATCACTGCTACGCGGGCGCACACATCGAGTGGCTGCCCGAGGATCAGAAGCACCTGTTTCTCGAGCTCGGTCTGGTCGAGAAGATCGGCGCCGAACCGGCTCCGGTCGCCGATCCTCCTGTGGACGCCGGTGATTCCGATGGTTCGGGCAAGCCGCACGCCGCGGCGACGAAGGCCGAGCTGATCGCCTGGCTCGTCGAGCATGCGGTGCGCCCGG